ATAGTCGAGTTCCTCGTTGGAACCGCGATTTTGCCTCTTTGCAACTCGGCGCTTGCCTGATCCACTCAGCCCAAACCAAGCGCTCGCCGCATCTGACGGCAAGCCGATCAAAAGCGGATAACAAAATGAGTAACGCCGAATTGGGCGCCGACAGCGGCGCGCAAGCTGACACCACAATAAATCACGCAACCGACTTCGACATGCCGTCGCGAGATCGCAAGCTCTCGGCAGTGCGGTCATGAACATGCATCCGAAAACCAGCACCGACGCGTGCCCGTTCGAAGCCTATGCGGCTGCCGCTGCCGCATTTATCGACGACGACAACCTCTTTGACCCTTGGGAGCAGTGGCTGCCGAACGCCAAGCCGAGCGCGACGGTGGATGAACAGCAGCAAGGTGCCGCAGCGAAGACACCGATCGATTTCCTGAAAACGCTGTTCGCCCACACCGAAGGGCAGATTTATACCTGTTCGTTTCCGAATGAACGCGACGACGGGCGTCAAGACGGCGAGCGTCACGTGATCTCGCGGAAGCCCGCGCAGATCACGCGCTTCATCAACAAGTGGGACAAGCCCGAGCGCGGGCTGTTCTTTTGCGTCGGCACGGTCAAGCCTGGCGCCAAGCGCAACAAGGACAATATCGCAGAGACGATCTGCCTGCATGGCGATCTCGACTTCGCCAAGATCGACGGAAATCCCACGCGCGACGAGGTTCTGCGCCAGCTCAAGCGGCTGAAGCATCAGCCGAGCGCGATCGTGTTCTCTGGCAATGGCGTGCATTGCTATTGGTTGTTCAAGGAAGCGCTGGCGACGCAAGGCAACATCGAGCGCATCGAGGCCGCGTTGCGGCAACTCGCTGATCTCGTCGCTGGCGATCTTCCCGTTTGCGAAGCGTCGCGCGTATTGCGCATGCCCGGTTCGCACAACACCAAGGACGGCGCATGGACCGAGGTCGAGGTGATCTCTCTCGATGCCGATCGTCGCTATGAGCTGGATGATCTCGAAGAGTGGTTGAGCGAGCAATCGCCGGTCATGTTCCGCAAGGAACGCGAGTTCGGCAAGACGGTCGGCGAGGTCGAGCATGATTTCTTCGCGCGCTACGCCAAGGAGTTCGGCATCAAGGCGCCGATCGATGTCGAGGCTCGCTTGTGCGGCATGATGTATATGGGCGGCGGCGATAGCTCTATTCATCAGACGCAGCTCGCGGTCTCGGCGGCTCTGCTCAATCAAAACGTGCCCACCGATGAAGTCGTCGCCATTCTGATGGATGCCACTCGCCGTGCAGCCGGTGAATACGGCGTGCGCTGGAACTGGAAGCGCGAGGAGCGCAACCTCAACAAGATGTGCGACACGTGGCTGAAGAAACATCCGCCTGAAGAGCGCAAGAAAAAAGTCGAACGGGCCGAGCCGGAGCTGAAGAGCATCGACGGCGGCAAGGCGGGCGCGGTCGGCAAGGTTGAGACGGGCACCGTCGAGCAGCAGCAAGCTGCTGGCGGCGCGACCGTGATCCAGTTGACGGCGGCGAAGGCGGCCGTCGCCAAGAAGAGCGCAGAGCATGTCACGATCGCCGACGCCGTGCTTGCGTATATGGATGCACGAGGCGAGGCGCTGATCAACGGCCCACAAGGCGCATGGTTGTATGCGGCGGGCATTTGGAGTCTACGCACTGACATCAACGCGTGGCTGAACACGCGCATCGAGGCGGCGTGCGACGGCTTGGGCTTTACGAACAAGCTCAAGCTGACTTCGGAAGTGCGGAGCCGGATTTTGCGCCGTCCCGAACTATGGCGCGATGAAATTCCATGGGACCAGCATGGTAAAATCCCGACGCGCTCGGGCTTGATCGACCCATTGAGCGGCGAATTGGAGGCCGCGCGACCCGATCACTTCTGCACGTGGCGCATCGAATGTGACTATGACCCCCAGGCAACCTGCCCCTGGTGGGTGACCTATCTCGATGACCTGTTCATCGGCGATGATAAGGTGCGCAAGGAAAACATCCGCGTTATCCAAGAGGTTCTCGGCGCGGCGCTAATCGACAAGAAGCCGCGCGGCATATCCAAGGCATTCGTCGCGCAGGGCGAGACCAACACCGGCAAGTCCGGCTTGGTGAACGTGATGGGCGGTCTGTTCGGCAGCGGCAACGAGATCACCACACCGCTCGAAGCGCTCGAAGGCGCGCACGGGCTGATGCCATTCATCAAGCGTGCGCCGTGGGTGCTGCACGAAGCGTTTCGCCCGGGCAAGTGGCATCTCTCTTCCGACTTCAAGGCCATCGTGACCCACAACGCAGTGATGATCAACATCAAGAACGGGCCGATGCTGCGCACCGTGGTCCGCTCGCCGATCTTCTGGGCGACCAACTACCTGCCGCAGTTCAGGGAGACCACCAAGGCCATCGTCAGTCGCATCATTGTCGTCCGCTGCACCCGTGAATTTGCGGAAGACGCGCCGCTCGTCGGCGCCGCTGCCGAGGCGCGACGGCTCGGCTTTGCTGAGCCATCCGAATTCCTGCTCGCGACCGAAATGCCGGGCATTCTCAATTGGGCGATTGCCGGGCTTCAGGCGGCGCTGAAGCGCGGCTTCATCGAGCTGAGCGATAGCATCCGCGCGACCGCAAACGAGATCAGGCGCGACGGCAACCCGGTGGCCGCCTTTGTCGAGGAATGTATCAAGTTCAACCCGAAGAGGATGGTCTCGATCCCGGATTTTTGCATGGCCTTTTCGGTCTGGCATGAGGAGCAGCGCGGTGAAGGCGGACGCGAATGGGGCAATCGGCAGATCGGCAAGCTCGTCAGGTCGCTGAGCAACCTGCGCATCGCCATTGATGATGAGCTGCGGAAGAACGTGCGCCGCTACTACGGCGGGGTCATGCTCAACGATGCCGGAGCGAACTACTGGCGGCGCGGTGTGGAGAGCCGCCTGTTCGAAGGCAAGGCATCGCAGACCTCGGCGCCGGGTGAAAAAGTCAACCTGCTGATCCCGTTCGAGTGGGACAACAAAACCGCCGTCGTGGCGATGCGCAAGCAGTATCCAGATTTTGACCCCAACTCGCGCAGCGGCCGCACGCCGCCGCCGCGCGGGGAAATCTCGCTAGACGAGGCGATTGATGTGGGCAATGCGATCGATGAGTGAGGGCTCGTCATGCCAGGTTCCTTTGTCACGCGGCCGGGTTCCCTTGTCACGAATTCGGGTTCCCTTGTCACGCACGGTGACAAGCGGCCTTGTCACGACCGCCGCTTGTCACTGCGTTCGTCACGCCACTTGCGACCCTGAAACCCTTGGGGTTCTGAGCATTCGTGACAAGGGTGACAAGACTTTTCCTATTTATTGGGAGACATCTAAAAAGAAGAAGAAGAAGGAAAAAAGGGTAGAAAAGAGGGCGGTATATAAGGGTTATAGAGTAAATAGGTTTTCGCACGTCACTACGGCGCACTCGTCACGTCGGCGGTGGCAGAGCGGTCGCGGCGGCGGCTGCACCGTCGGGGGCGGCGCCGGTCAGCTCGTGTTGCCGTCGTCATCCACCGGCACCGGCACCTTGGCGCCGCTATGGTCGCCGCCATCCGCGTCATCATCGCCATCATCATCATCATCGCCGGTCGCCACACCATGGGCGGGCGACGGCGATCGACCATCGCGGCGCCGCCGAGATCGGCGGCTTCTTGGCGTGCTCCGTGTTGGCGCCGCGTGGCGCGGCCGTGGTGCCGAACCGCCGAACCTTGGGGTTCGGCAAGGCTGGGCAGGTGCGCTTCGTCGAGCTGGCAGGGAGAACACGTTCCGACCATCCATCGGCGGCTATGACATCGGAGGTTGTAAATCATTCGCGGGGGGTCCTAGACGTGTATGGAGCCTGCATGGGTCGCGCAGCCGCGCTCGCCCCATGCTGGGCCAGCCCGCCCCTAAGCCCGCATCTGTTTATTGTAACGAAAGGTACAAAAATGCACGAATTCACGATCAACCGCTGCGCCGAGATGTTTGAAAAAGATCGGGCTACCGTCGCGCGCGCTTTGCGCGGCGTACCGCCCGATGCCGGTACGACGAAGCGGCCCCTCTATCGGCTCGCGACCGTCGTCAAGGCGCTCACGGTTCACGATGCAAAACCAGACGGGCGTCATGGCAACGGCGACACTACGCGCCTCGCCGCAGCGCGAACGCGGCTCGCTGACGAGCAAACCGCAGCGGTCGCACTCAAGAACGCGGTCGCGCGCGGCGAATTCGTACCGGCGATCGATATGGAAACAGGTGGCGCGGCGATCATCGCGGCCTTCAGGGAGCGCGTTCTTGCCGCTCCCGGCAAGGTCGCGGCGATCTGTGAGGGGCGCTCGCGCGGCGAGATCGAGGAGATCATCCGCGCCGAACTATTCGAGGCACTGGACGAACTCAGTCGATTGCGCCTCATCGCGGTGGACAATCGTGGCGCCGTCAATAGAGACGACGACGCCGCATCTTTTTGTTAACGAAAGGTACGAAAATGCACGAATTCACCATCAACCGCTGCGCCGAGATGCTCGAAAAGGATCGGGCCACGGTCGCGCGCGCCTTGCGTAATGTGCCACCCGACGGCGGAACGGCAAAGCGCCCGCTGTATCGGCTTGCCACTGTAGCAAGCGCACTCGCTGCACATGATGCCAAGCCAGACGGTCGTCATGGCAACGGCGACACTGCCCGTCTCGCTGCAGCCCGCACCGATCTGGCCCGCGAGCAGGCCGAGGCGATGAAGATCAAGAACATGTATTCTCGCGGCGAGCTGGTCAGCCTCGCCAGAGTCCAGCGCGCCGTCGAGGATACCTATACGAACGTTCGCGAACTCATTCTGGCCGTCCCCGGCAAGCACGCTTCGCAACTTGAGATGCGCCCGCGCGGCGAGGTCGAAGAGATGCTGCGCGATGTGCTATATGAGTTGCTGGACACCTTGGCCGATCCGACCAAAACCTTGCCGCCAGAATATCGCGACGCGTGGCTCGCTGAGAACGCAGGCGCCGCTGGCATCAAAGGTGACGATGACGCCGCTGACAAAGCGGAGCCGTTGTCATGATCAACATCAGCGCCGTCGAATTCGCGAAGGCACTCGAAGATGATCTCGATGCTCTGCGGAACATGCTGAGCGAATTCGATGCCCTGCTCGACCGCGTCGTGCGCGGTCCAGAACGTGATGCCATGATCCGACACGTCGCACTGCTGAGGCTGCGGATCGCGGAGCTGCCGAAGCGGATTGCTGCGCGCGGCCCGTTCAAAAACAACGCGCACGTTGATCGATGCGTGCAAGGTGAAGTGCGGCGCGCGCTCGTCACGTTGACCGAAGCCGAAATTTTTCTCAAGGCAGTCGGCTCAATGTGATGGCGCCCGCCACTCGCAAACCCGATCCAGCATTGCCGCCCGAAGTCGCGGACGCGCTGGAGAACGCTGGCTACTCGGCTGAGATCGAAAGCTTGCTGCGGATCATCAGCGACTTCGCGCAACAGCAACGTATAAAATCTTTCGAGCAGTCTGAAACAAAGGCGCCGCTCAAGACACTGCTGCCTGATGACGTGAAATACGAACGCGCTCGCCGCGCTGCGGAAGCGGGTCGCTTGGAAGCGGAGAAAGTCGGCAAAACCAGATGGCGCTGCACGCCGCGAGCAATGACGGCGTGGTTGAGGGCCATCGGCTGGCTGCATCAATGAGGGCGCAAGCTGTGCCTCGAGTTGTTCCGAGAAACTTTAGCGCGCGCCGGGTCCAACGCGCCTCGAAGGCGAGCGCGGCTTCCGTCACCTTCAAGCCCTCAGCAGGGAGGTTTTAGGAGGTTTTAAATCCGCGACAACGGCCGGCTTGTCCGCCAGACTCCAGATTAGTGAATTTGATTTGGGAGGCGTCATGGCGATCTTTTCGAAAACCGATCCTGCCCTGAAACGGCAGCGCGACCTCGAAACCCGGCTCAAGGACAGGCGCGCCAGCCGCAATAACTTGATCGAACGCCGCAAGGCCGCCGAGATCGCCGCCGCCGCGCATCGCGAGAAGGCGCGCAAGCTGGCTGGCGACGACGCCGACGATGCCGCGCTGTCTGCGGCCGAAGCCGCGATGCGCCGCGAACAGGATCGCGCGGCGACCGTCGGCGATGCGCTCGGCGATATCGAAACGGCTATCGTCAACATTGAAGCCGAGATCGCCGAGATCGTTGACGCGAGGCGTCGCGCCGAAACGGCAGCGGCCGTGGTCGCACTCGCTGACAGTTGGGGCACGCTCGGCGCAACATTTGACGCGGCGGTAGGGCAGCTTGCCGACCTCGCGCGCCACAGTGCGACGCTCACGGTTGATGCGCACGGCCTGCACGTTTTCCTCGAAGCCATCCAACAGCAGGTGCCGCCAGCGGCCGCGCTGGTCGCTACTGTATTGCGCGACCACGCTGCGGCGGTGTTGGCCGGGACCGCACCGGCAAGCTTGCCGCTGCCAGAAGCGCTGCCGGTGCCGCTCACGGCGGGCGCGTCGGCGTCGTCGCTGCAGACGTTGTTCTGCCTCCGCACCATCAAGTGGACGGACACCAGCGGCAAGAAGCACATCGTGCAGCAATACGAGGACGCCGAGCTTGAACCGCATATCGCGGCACGCGCAATCAAGCGTCAAGCGTGCGTCGGGCTGGGTGATCCTCGCCGATCGAAGCTGTTGCACGCCCACGGCGGCAAGCATGCGCGCGATGCATTAGATACCATCGATCTGGACAGTGAAGTCGCGCGCGATCCGGCGCACGATCCGATCATGAGCGATCAGGTCCTGCGCGCGGCGAATTTCCGCGTGATTGATCGCGGCCCGGCCCAGACCATGCCCATTGCAGCGCAGAGGTTGCTGTGACCACGAAATTCGGACCCCCGGGCTGGATGCCGCACGAGACTGTGCATCGTGAGATCGATGGCTACATCGTCGATCCCGCAAATCCCGATCGCGTCCCGCCCCGCATCGCGGCGATGATCCACGCCGCCGAGTTTGGTGGCGACTCCGTTCGCGATATTCGAGATCGAATGCTGGCGCGTCAACGCGCGCTAGAGCACCGGCAGAAGCGTTATTGCGCCGTCACCCATCGCATGATGAAAGCCCGTCGTGCGTAGCGCCCCGGACGGCGCGGTTTGGGCACAAAAAACGCCGTCCGTTTCGCAGCGTGGTCGCCGTCGTGCCTTCCTTCACGCGCGGCGGCCACGCTGTATCGGAATTGTGAGTGATGCTTGAAAACCAAATCGCCAGCTCTGCTGACGAGAAGCCCCGGCAAACTCCCAAGCCACGGCGGGAATTCCCCGGTCTATGTGAGTTTGGTTTGTGTCCTCCTCCGCGATCAGAGCCGACGCCGGTTCGTGCCGATCAAGTCCAAACCGCGATAGAATATCTGCGACAGTTTCGGCCGACCAAGCGCGGAACCTACAGCAGCTATGACCTCAAGCATCGAGCTGAACGCTGGGGCGGCAAGCTCGGCATGTCGAGCTATGTCACCAACGGCGCACTGATCGCGGCGGCGTTGCTGCTGGGCCTTGTGGTCCAGCCCTATCGCCGCCCGAGCCCGAATGCGCGGATCGGCATTTCGAAGCGCGACTACAAACGACTGGCGGGCTGATGTTGAACAACGCGATGATCGCGACCGATGCGCTCGACACGCGCGACCTGTACGAGGCCGTGAAGGCCACGCGCTCGGCGGAATACAATCGCAGGATCGCGGCGCACGAGGCGGGGGGCCACGCCTACGTCGGCCGCGCGCTCGGCACCAGCGTGGATTTTGTGACGATCATTCCGGGCGGTGGATATGCCGGTCGCTGCGTGCGACGTGGCGGGCCTTCGTCGCGGCTCAACTTGCTGGCGCCGACGCCAGCACCAGCACCGACGACGGCACAGCTTGTCGATATCTGTGCGAGCATTGGCGCGCCAGAGATCGGCATGGCTCGGGTAGAATGCGCGGAGGAGATCACGCGCGCGATGATCATGGTCACGGAGTTGGTCGCTGGCAGCGTATGCGAGCGCGTCATGTTCCCTGATCTCCCCGCTCTCAGCGCCGAGCATGATCTAGCTGAAGCGCGCGCTCTCGCATCCACCTTTGCGTCACCGGCCGCCATCCCCGCGATGTTGGCCTATGCCTCGGCCGAAGCGGAAGCGCTGATCCGCGCGCATATGCCTGTCGTCAATGCCTTGATCGATGCGCTCGTCGAGCACGGCATCTTATCCGGCGAGCAGGTCGATGAAATCATCAGCGGCGCTATCGCCGCCGAGATGTTGACGGCCGAACATGCGCGGCGACGTGACCAGCAGCAGCGGGTCGAGAACGCCGCCCAATTCAAACCGGGATGACGCGCCGACCCGTCCCGCCGATCGATCTTGAGCTGCTTTTCAGCGCATGCCGAACCTAAGACAGACCGCTTCCGGTCTTCCCCAATCAACGGACATTTTCAGACCAGCCGAGTTGGTCCGTTTGGTGCCAACAAGCGACATCCGCGCGGGGCTTTAACCTGATATGAAAGGGGCTGCCAACTGAGGCGGGTCGCACCAGTGTAAATCTTTCCAGTTGCGCTACGGCAGGGTCGCGGCGATAAATCTGCCCATGACCTATCGGGCGATATTTGTCATCATCGCTGTCTTCGTTTTCTTCCCAATGGCGCAAATGCGGGCAGAGGAAAAAGAGCCATTCGCGGTGGTTGAATTGGGAGCCGCCACCGAACGAAGTTTCCAGGAGGGCACCTACAGCATTGGGCCTTCGGCGTCGGTTGAATTTCCGGTCATCAAAGGCTGGCTTGAAATCGAGACGGGTATCTCATCATTGTTCCGCCCCGGTCAGACCGAATGGCAAGTCGATCTTCTCTTCAAGAAGCCGTTCACAATCAATGAGCATGTGGAGTTTATGATCGGCGCGGGTCCGCAGTTGAGTTATGCAACTGCGGGCGGCGGGACGCAGATTGCGAGCGAGTTCGCTCTTGAGTGGATGTTTTGGCCTACGGCAGACCGCAAGTTTGGCTGGTTCGTCGAGCCCACCTATAGCTACTCGTTCAACAGGGGCCATGAGCAATCGGTCGGGGTGACCACGGGACTCACCATAGCAATTCCCTGAATTGGGGCGCTGTTGACCTCAAACAAGGGCATCGCAGGTCAATACGGGACCCGAGCGACTACTCAGCGGGCATACCCAACGGCCGGCGTAATTCACCGAATGCCTGTTTTGCGACCGTGGCTGCGCCTTGAATTGCAAGCGTGGCCATGATCGCAGCAACGATGATGTCGGGCCATCCGGTGCCAGTGCCGAAGACACCGAGAGCCGCCAATAGAACGGCCACGTTGCCAAGCACGTCATTGCGCGTGCAAATCCAAGCGGATCGCATATTTGCATCGCCGTGGCGATGGACCCATAGGAATCCGAACGACGCCGCATTCGCGACCAAGGCCACAAATCCGACAGCCCCCATCGTAGAGGCGCTGGGCAATGTGCCGTATGCAGCGTGCCAGACAGCGGTACCGACGACCCACAGGCCAAAAGTTCCCATGGTCGCAGCCTTAGCCAGCGCAGCCGATGCTCGGTAGCGCAAGGCCATTCCAACCACGAAAAGGCTGATGCCGTAGTTTATCGCGTCGCCAAGGAAATCGAGGGCGTCAGCTTGGAGCGATGCCGATCCGGCCGCAAGGCCAGCGCCGACCTCGATCACAAACATCACAGCATTGATCGCAAGAACGGCCCATAGCACCCGCCGATATTTGGCGGCGTTGCCTTTGTGGGTGTCCAAGTTCAAGGGCGGCGGTGTGCAGCAGCAATCGGCCATATCCGGAAAATAGGCTTGGACTCGTCTTCACGCAATTGCGCTTTGGGCGGCACATGTCCGTTAATGGGGAAAGCGCCGTTTTGACAGTCGGCCGGTCATTTCCGGTCTACCCGATGAGAAGACATTTTCAGTGCATGTCGGCACGTCCTAAGCGTGCCGAGAGGCGGCAATGGGTTAAGGAAACTATCCGACCGTGGCTCACTGCTGAAGCTCGGCGAGCAGACGGATTGATCGGCCCGACGACCGCCGCGATCCCCTTGGCAACGCCATGGTGACGGTCGATTTCCAGAATATGCCGAAGGGCATCAGGACCAAGGCCAGCGCCAGCGGCCTGTTCAAGGAAGTGAAACTGAACCGTGGCCGCTCGATGCCGATGGCGTCGCAGGACGACTAATGCGCCGCCTGATCATCAGCCTGCTCATGAGGATCGCGATCCGGCTGATGAACGGCTCCGGCCATTGCCTTGTCGCGGCCCACCGGCTGGCAATCTCGGCGCCCGGCGTCGCCGATCATCTGGCTAGGATCGCTAGAGCCGGTGACGCCGCTGGCGTCATAGCCGAGCACGTGGCCGTGGCTGTTCAAGCCGAGCAGCGCACGCTCCATTAGAAGGCCGCCGGTGACTCAGGGAAGCCCGCTGGCGAGTCGATCCGGCGCCCGCTACTTTCTCCCTCATGATTGGCGCCAGCGCACAGGCGGCGTGCAGCCGGTCTCTAAGATCGCCGGATCAGCGGATGTACCTGATCCCGGCGATCCGAAAGCCCCGGTGAGCCTATGGCTCGCCGGGGCCGCGCATGGTGGGCGGCTTTTTTATTTGCCCCCGCGCCGGGCAAGGGGGGACACTCAGCATCGACCCGCTCGCGCTTGGCGGTGACCTCGGACGGCTCGTGCGTGGATAAATTATCCACGTTTCGAGGTCCCCGTCGCTCCGCTGCGACGGCTCCTATTGCGGCGTGATGCGACTCGCGACTCGCTAATTCGCATCTGCAGCCAACGACCCCGATCCCTGAAAGCTGTATCGAACGGCATTGCGTGCTTCGGTTGGCGATCCTGCGGGTTCCCGAGGCATGAACGTGCCACCTATGCACCGCCAAACGCCGTTTCGCACAACCAAACGCCGCTATCCACCACCAAACGCTGCCCACCCGGATTGCACGCCACAGCGAACAGATGTTTACGGGGATTGTCGCGGTCGCCGATGGGCGGCGCCGCACGCCATAACACGCAAGGGACTCGCCGTGAGCAAGAAACCGAATGAACCGCCGAAGAAGAGGAAATCGCAGACACCGAAGGACATCACGATCCCGCTGTCGGAGCGACCGACGTTTAGCATCAATGAATTCTGCAGTTGGATCGGCTTCGGCCGCTCCAGCTTCTACAGCGCTGTCAAGCGGGGCGAGATCAAGCTCTGCAAATTCGGCAAGCGCTCATTTATCAAGCGCGAGGAAGCGCTCCGTTTCATCGCCAAGATGTCATAGCGATGAACGCGCCCGCCCTGATCGCTCAAGACAGCATCGCGCTGCCCGCACTGCCCGCGCTGATCGAGCGCGCGGCGGCGGCGCTGATCAATGCCAAGACCGCCG